GTGGTTCGGGTGCGCGGTGCGCCCTATGGACATGACGATCATGTCGCCGCGTTGCGGCTGGTCCACTCGCACGAATCCCGCCGCTTCATAGGCCTGCTCGTAGAGGCTCGGTCCGGCCGGGTCTTCCCACCAGCCATCAGCGCGCTGGAAGGCTTCGAACTCCAGCCCCCACTCGCGCTTGTAATCGTCGCTCACGCCTGCCTGGGCGAGGTGGAGTGGCCCGGTGCTTTGGAGCTTGCCCAGGGCCAGGCGGCATCAGCTGGCCTTCCGTTCATCGTGGCCAAGGCCAGTAAGACACTGCTAGAAATGGTCGAGCGGCGTTTCGAAAGTCGTCCCGAGGTGCCGAGCTGGCCATCGGCGAGCACCCGTCAGTGCACCAGCGACTTGAAGCGCGGGCCAATTCAGCGCGAGGTGCGCCGGTATGCCAAGGCCAACGGTTTCAAGGTCATCGTCAACTGCTTGGGTCTGCGTGCTGCGGAGTCGCCAGGCCGGGCAAAGCGCAAAGAGTTCAGTCGTATGGGTATCAGCAACAGCGTCAACACCTGGACGAATGGCTACCGGTGCATGATCTGAGCACCGAGGAAGTGTTCGGCATCATCGCAGCCGCTGGTCAAGAGCCGCACTATGCCTACGCCCTGGGAAATGATCGCCTGAGCTGCGTCTTCTGCCTCTTCGGCAGCAAAGGCGATCTGCGCAACGGGCGCCGGCATCGCCCAGAACTGCTGGGCAAGTACAACGCGATGGAGAAGCGTACCGGCTACACGATGCACATGAGCCGGATCCCACTGATCGAGCTTTCTGCTTAACCCCCCACACTCAACTTTCAGATAGACCCGCAGCACGCGGGCGAGGAATCCGTATGTCCGACATCAAGGTTCAGTGCTGTCGTTGCAAGAACAAACACATGGAAAGCGAACGCCTCAAGGTTCCAAGCAAAAAATTTGGCGCCGGCGTCAGCGACATGATCTGCCCGCGGTGCAGATGCACCACCTACTACCGACTAGACACCAAATAACCACCTTCTGCCGCCACGTGCGGCACATCCCTCATCAATCACACCGGCCGGAGACGGCCGGCGAGGAATCCCCATGCCTGCAAAAAAACTCTTCGAGATCCTGGTCGGCATGCTGGCCTACCTGCTGATCACCCTGCTCTGGTTCTTCTACGCCGTCCCGGGCATGTGGGAGAGCGGGACTGAAGCCGCACTCATTGCCTCCGTCACTGGTTCGATGCTGTGGCTGATCGCTACCGCTAGCGGCATCGTTTACATCATCCAGCGGGCCAGGCCCTGAACCGCAAGGAGATCATCAATAATGAATCGAGAACTGATCAAAATCAGCGAGTTTCAGCGCCGACGCTGGGGGGTGAACGGAACGCCGCCCTGCCCCCAGGCGATCCGCAACTACATCCGAAATGGTCAGCTCCCAGGCGAGCAGATAGGCAAGCTCTGGTACGTTGACTGGGCTGCATTCACAAAGTCAGCCGGCAACGACCTCGTCGCAATGGTATTGAAAGGAGCTGCATGATGGCACCAAGGCCGCGCAAAGCTGCGAACAAGAGCCTTCCGCAGAACCTGTACTTCGATGCGCGGCGCGGAACATATCGCTATCGGCGGCCAACCGATGGGAAGTTCTTCCCGTTCGGCTCTGACCGCCTGAAAGCCATTGACGCCGCGAAGCAGTTGAATCTGGAGTTCATGCGCGGCGCTGACCTGATCGGCGCCGTAATGGGCAGCACATCCGAATCGTTCGCCGGCTTCCTGGACACGTATGAACGCGACGTGCTGCCACCGCGGGAGTTGGCAAAAGGGACCTTGGGTCTCTATGCCGTGCACTTCCGCCGCTTCCGGAAGCAGTTCGAAGGAAAGGCGGTCGACCAGATCACGATCCGCATGATCGCGGAGATGCTGGACGTCCTCACGCCTCGCACTGCCAACCAGTGCCGCGCCCTGCTGATCGACATTTTCAACCATGCAGCGGCCAAAGGCCTATGCCCGGACAACCCGGCGGCCAGCACCATCAACCGCATCGAGAAGAAGCAGCGCAAACGACATACCATCGAAGGCATTAAGGCGATCCGGGAGAAGTCGCCGACCTGGCTAAAGAACGCGATCGACCTCGCCCTGATCACAGCTCAGCGACGGACGGACATCCTCAATATGCGGTTCGACGGGATTCGGGAGGGGTTTCTGTACGTAGTGCAGCAGAAGACGGCCAAGGCCAGTGACGCAGCATGGATTCGGTTCAAAGTGACCGATGAGCTCCAGACCGTGATCAGCCGGTGCCGGGATGATATCGCCTCCCCCTACTTGGTTCACCGCCGTCCGGATCGCCTGAAACAGAAGCAGGCGCAGACGAAAGACCATTGGACTCAGGTTGAGGAGCGATATTTGACGCGAGCCTTCAAAGAGGCCCGGGAATTGGCAGGTTGCTACAAAGGTTGGAAGGAAGAGGAGATGCCAGGCTTCCACGAAGTGCGAGCGCTATCACTGCACCTGTATCAGAAAGCTGGAAAGGACGGGCAGAAAATCGCCGGCCACGCGAGCGAGGCAATGACCAAAAACTACCAGCGGGACCACGCCGAGATCATCTGGTCAGAGGCAATTCCCGACCTGAATATCAGCGAAATCACAGGCTAGTTTTGCGCGAGTATTGCGCAGGTTTTGCGCAGCCCCTAAACGAAAAAAGAGATCAGGCCGCTAAGTGCTTGATCTCTCTTAGGAATATGGTCGGGACGGAGTGATTCGAACACTCGACCCCTAGCACCCCATGCACGCAGTACGGATGCAAGCCCTTCTGGAATAGCCGTTTTTATTGGCGCTCGCTGCAATCGAATGCCCATAAGCGCTCACACGAGCGTGAGAGAGTCACGCAAAAGTCACGCACCCTCCTCCGGCATTCTGCCGACCGAGTACCACTCCCCTTGTACTACCTGCATGTTTTAACCTACCAAGCCCGCAATCTTGGATCCGCGGTCTTAGCTTTCCAATCCCTGCTTGTATAGAATTCGACACTAAGCAGCTACACAATCAAAAATTTAAAGGACCCATCATGCAACGGATCGCCTTTGCGAACGCCTTGCGCGGAATCGCAGCCCTCTGCGTGGTTATCGCCCACTACATACTGATGTTCAACTATATCCGCGGAGAGTTCGGTGGGCTGCCTGCGCTGCCAGAGAAACCTTTCCCGGACTGGATGATCAGCTTCTTCAATCCGCTGAACAGCTTGAACATGGGTGCATTCGGTGTTGCGCTGTTCTTCCTGATCAGCGGCCTGGTGATCCCTATTTCTGTCGCAAGCCTCCAAGGCAAACAGCTTGCGAAAACAAAATTCGTGATTGGCCGCCTGTTCCGGATCTGGCCAACCTACATTGTCGGGCTGCTTATCACGCTCGGCGCGCTTGAGACTGCCGCTGGTTACATGGGCTACACGACCTCATACACCGTCCCGCAAGTACTGACCCAGATGTCTCTATTCCGCGATTGGTTCGGCAGCTCGGTACCGCTAGACGGGGTTGTTTGGACGCTGGAAGTGGAGATCAAGTTCTACCTGGTCGTGCTTCTATGCTGGTCACTGATTGGCAACGCCAAGCTTCTCCCGTTATTCGTGCTTGGCATCGCCACTGTGCTGGCTGCGAACTTCTATCCGGGGAACATTCACCAGTCGGGGCCGTTGGCCGCTTTCGTTTACCCGATCAAGTACATCTTCTTCATGATGATCGGTGTGGCGTTCAACTACCATTTCCGTGGGCTGCTGAGTCTTGAGCGACTGTTTGCCATTGCCGTGGGAATGCTTTGTGTCTTCGGCTACAGCTGCATTATAGAGGGCTGGCAGCTCGAGGTTATCGTTTCCTACTTCGCGGCTTTTGCGCTGTTCACAGGCTTCTATCTGCTGGCCAGGGACTGGAATGGCGGCCCGGCGTTCGACTTCCTTGCGAACATCAGCTATCCGCTGTACGCATGCCATGGCGCCTTTGGGATCGTGGGGATGAGGATCATGATCGATCAAGGCATCGGAGCAATTCCGGCTCTTTCTATGCAAACGGCCATGACCATCTTGTTGTCTTGGATTATCCACAAGGCGGTTGAGAACCCTACGCATATCCTCGGGAAGAAGCTGGCAGCAATGCTAAGGATTCCACCAGCACCAGTAACTGCACGCCCATAATAGAAGCCCGCTCTAATCAAGCGGGCTTTTTGCATTTTGGGCCTACACGAAAGGGACTGGCTCAACGATGTAGCAGTCTTCGCAGTCTTCAGTGATGACTGTATCCAGGATGATTGGTGATGCCACCTGCGGGCGCAATAGGCCGGAACGGATAGACGCGGTATACACACCGACATTCACCGTGTTGAAGCGGCCCCGGGCATTCACAGAGACGGTGTCGATGCAGTAATTCATGCCCTGGCCGACACCGCAGCTTTCACCGCCAGAGTTGATAATCCGCGTCGAGTCCTGCCCCTCGACAACGACGCCCCAAGTGTTCTGCTCGTCTCCCAGCCCAGGCTCGGTACCTATGCAGTAGCTATTGATGATGGTGTTGTACTCGCCGCCATTGTCGACCAACAACATAGTGCGCCCAGTCCAATCGACCGACGTGATGTTTTCGATCACGCAGTGCTGGGCATAGTGCATGTGCAGTCCGACGGCGCAGTTCCCCGTGAACTCGAGGTTCCGGATGTACACGTTCTTGATGGGATCGCATAGGGCGACAATCGCGTTTTCCGGGTGTTCTCGCTTGATGACCCGGTTGACGATCAGGGAGTTGGCCAGGACATAGATCACCTGGCGGACTTCCATTGGCCCATCCAGGGGCATCGGGTAGGTGTCGAAGTCGGTCGAAGCATCCGAGATCACAATCCATGAGCCGTTCGTGTAGGGCGTCGTGTCGGCTACGAAAATCTGGGTTGTGTTGACGTGGGCCGTAGCAGTCAGGTAGCTGCCCGGGCGGACGTTGCCTTCGTAGTCAATCGCTGCATAGCTCGGGTCTGATGGCAGCTCGGGGTTTCGCCCTACTCCGCTGCAATCGATCGTGACTTTATCGATCCCGGGCGCTGGCTCGATGATCTGGCCGCTGTATGGCCAGTTGTCATCGCGATTCAAAAGGACTGTCGTCCCGATTGGGCACTCGGTGCCATTGATCTGCAACCAGCGATAGCCGGCCTTCAAGATCGATCGGATTTGCGGGCCATTATCGGCGTTTGGATTCGGGGTAAAAACGTAGGGGGTGTCGCTGTAAATTGGCATCTCTCAATCTCGAGTGTTGAAATGGATGCCATCCATGGCCTATGACTTGCTTGATCCGATTATGACGCGCTCACGCCGATCACGCCGGCCGTGGCACCAGTTCCGTTGACCAGGATGGCCTTCGAACTAAGCCCAGCAGCAGGCGCGCCAGCGACAACGCTGTTGAGCGACAACTGACCTCCTATCAACGTAACTCTGTTCAAAGTCGCCCCAGCATCCTTGCCTTCATAGTTTGAACCGCCCGGGTTGACGATATCATTCATGAGGCTTGTGATGGTTGAGGTGTCGAAGGCGTATATCCCCCACATTGAAGGACTCTGAATGTGAACACCTTCCGAAAGAATCTTTGAGGTATTAGAGGCGACTATCCCGAATGTGCCGCCGAAAAGATTCGATCCAGTCTGGACAACGCAATCCGTGCAATCACCCTGAAATTGCACGCAGGCCATGGCAGGAGTTACTACCTTGGCTTTGAGCGAGACCATTTTTGCGGACTCGACCAGAACACCCTGAGCTGAACCATTCCTGACCGATACATCCAGTTCAATCCCGTCAACTCTACCAGCGCCTGTTCTACGGACATACACCCCAGGACCAATAGAACTCGACACTCCAACAAGCCTTGCATCAACTTTTGTATCTATCAGGTTTCCAGCTCCAAAAACACCGATCTGGATTCCACCAGTAACAGGAGAGGCCCAGTCTTCTCCCACCAGACCCGAGAAGTAGCACCCATACTTGTCTTGAGCTGTAGCATTTGTGATGGCCCCAGCCACTCCGCACCTGATAGATACGCAGCCTACCCCGCCAGTAAAGGAGCAGCTTTCAATAACATGCCCCGTATCAAGGCAATCTATCGAAACATTCCCTATGTTAATGGAGTTGGAGGAACTGCAAAAGAAACCATCGGCTGCCTTGCCTGTAACACCACAACTCATTGCCATGCAGTTCGTTGTGTTTACTTGGAGTCCATCGCCAGCTGTGGAAATTCCAATACCTGGAATTGATGCGCTCCCGATGGCATTGCTGCCAGTGACTTGGGTCAATTGGCAGTCCGTGCAGCTAACGAGGCTAACGCTAACGGTTCTGGTTGTAAGTGAGGATTGTCGGCCAGACTTATTTGAATCTACTGTGAATCCTTTGAGCTCTAATTTTGATTTACCAACAGCCGACAGGGTGTATTCAAAATTAGTCGAATCCATGGCCTTTATAGTTGCCGCCTTGGAGTCCGCCGTCATTCTCAGGGTGTTTACAGGGATGACAATAGAGCGACCTACCATACTGACGCCAGACCACCGAACCTCCTTGCCTTCCGACACGGCAAGTAGACGATCCCATGCGTCAGCATCATCAGTAACACCATCCTCTCTCCCGCCTGCCATCTTTAACGTATAGGCGTCAGCGTGTTTTAGTTTCCACCTACCGCCATCAGTTGGGTTAACAATAGTCAAAAACCCAGAGTCTGATGTGGTTGTATCGGTTGAGTCGTATTTATACAGGCTGTTAATGACACCTGCGCCTGAGTAATACTCGGTCACCACTGCATACGGCGTCCCATTCTTCGACAAAGTGCGAAGCTCGGCGATTGTATCTACTTGGCGGAATACTCTACCAACCAGAGCCGAACCCTTGGTCGAATCCGTGGTATTCGCAAGGTCGCTGATCAGGTTTGAAACGTTTGCTTCGACGTTCACTTCATTCGGAGAGTTGTAAACGAAACGACCAGAGCTGTCATACACCGTGATCGAGTAGTTACCGGTTACGTAAAGCTTTGCCGGAGTTCCATTTCTGGAAAAATACCCACCAATAGTCCGCAGCGGCTGAACAGCTGGATATAAGCCGGCTTCATCCCAGAATACGTTCACAGGGAACGTTTGAGGATTCAGGTTAGGCTGACCAATATAAATAGTTGCATTATTAAGAGGATTGCCATCACTCCCGTTAAATACTGCAAATGGTGCAACAACAGATCCAACAGACATAGCTCATGCTCCGATTATTCGCCAAGAGATTTACGTACTTTTGCCCGAAGTTTTGAGTCTTTGATGCTCTTGGAGAGCAAGCGGAAACTCGTCATTATCGGAACTGGAATACCTGAGGCGGCGGTTAGAACAAGATCCATCGCGCCGGCGAGGACGCTTGCGGTATTGCTTGTGTTAACTGCGCCTGGCGGAGCAACCAAGACATCTTTTGCGACATCATTGATTGTCCTCAACTGCTCGGCTCCCTTCTTCCCAAAAACGAAATCAAGCTTCCCGCTCTTGTCGAGCTTTGTTATGGCCCTGTCTAACTGAGCCGGCGAGATAATGGCATTGCCCTGCGTGTCTCTGGACACGTTCTTGGTGGCTTCTTCTTTCAGATAATTCAGAGTAGCGCCTTGAAGCTCACGCCATGCCTGCTGCCCGCTAGACCCTTCGGTCTGGAGAAGCTTACGGACCTGTCGGACATCATCCAGGGACGTTCCAGGATCAATAATGGAGCGTCTTACGACATCCTCAAGAGCAATGGATCGATCAGCGCTACCGCGCTTTTGTCCCATTAGGTTTTTCACCAATGTGACGTTCTCATAGTCGCGCGCATATTTTGCGCGAGCGCTTCTAGCTCTACGATATGCCTCGCCACCAACTGATTCAGTCGCGTTGTCGATCAACTCTTTCATGATCGATGCTTGACGGATATTCGTTGGCTCAATGTTGGTGGCCGCATTGATCGATCGGCGAAATAGCTCGGCATTCTTGAGCGATACCGGCTGAGGGATCAGGGCCCCACTGGAATCTTCTTTTGCCACCCCAAGCTGGATAGCCTTAGACCTTGCGGCCTTCAGAACATTGGCCACCTCTGATTCCGGCGCGCTTTCTTCAATGTGACGGACAAGATCGTCCAGCCTCACAGGCGCTTCCATTTCTCCAGACTTTTCAGCCTCCTTATAAAGGGCACGGATTCGGTTCTTATCAGAAGCAGCACGGCTACGTAGCGCTCGATCGACAGACAGCCCTGCTGATCGTAGATCGCCTGCCTGCGCGCCTGTCATATCGATGAATGAGTCAAAGTTCTGCTGTAGCTGCATATTTTGCTGGGCGAACCTGTCGCGAATGGCTGCGCCCATTTCGGGATCTTTCGCAGTCTCCCGCTCAAAACGCTGTTGCCCAAGATCCCTGCTGCGCTGACCCTGGGTTAGCTTGATTGGAACCGGAAGCTCTTCTGCCTTGGCCTGGCGTAGAGTCCCCGCCTCTACTGCCGCCGCGCCACCGCTTCGAGCGCCTGTTTGGGCTTCTGCGGTTGCTGGGCGCACCGCCTCAGTAATATGCTTGGCTCCTTGCGTGACCGGCGTACTCACCTTGCCAGCTGCTGCCCTGGTAAGTGGTGCGGCTGCGCGAGCGCCTTGAGCAATCGCGCCAATCTCCGCGGTCATTGGGGCCACCGCGGCTAAAGGCGCCAGTGCCTCGCCGGCAGCCTGAGTCATTTCTTGCCCAGCCTCTGTACGGGGCGAATATGTCAAAGACTCGGCACCCTGTGTAGCGGCTTGCTCCACAGCGTCAGCCGCTTGCTGCGTGCCAAATTGCCCTGATAGCAACTGTTCAGCGAGCCCCTTAAGCGTGCCCCCGATCATTCCGAGGGCGCCGCTTGTGGCGCCAGTGCCGAGAGCCAGGGCTGTTTCACCAGCGCCCACAATTTCGTCGCCTAGGGATTGTTCAGGGGCCCGCTGCACTGTCTCCGGGATTTCATTCCCCGGAACCTGATTCATGGGGTCTTGCCTTGCGCGCGCAACAACAGCGGCCAATTTACGGGCTGCATCCATGTCGCCGGCCTTATCGGCGTTGATCAGGGCTGATTCCAACTGCTGTAGAGTGGCCATTATTGAGCCGCTCCATATTTTTGTAGAAGGGCATCGACTTCATCTGGCCCCGGAGCGGCTGATGGCGTGTCAGGCACGACGTCAGGCACGCCGAACTTCTCAGACAAATTGCTGCGGCTTTTGAGAATCAGGCGTTGCGCTTCTCGAACGTTCTCGACAAGTCGCGATGGTGATTGTCGAAGGCTCAAGTTTTGCAGGGACGCCTGGAGCTTTTCGCCTTCGGCATTGGAAAGCGCCCCCATTCCCTTGAGAGCCGGGATCTGAGCCATAAATGCCTGAGATGAAAGAGTGGTCAGCAATTCTTCGAAGTCTGCCGTATCCTGGCTTGCTGTGGGCAGCCTAGAAGAAATTGGCCCCGTAGCGCTTTCAATAACTCCCACAGGAGTCTTCAGCACCCTATCTGCGGTATTGAGCATGTTATCGATAGTGGCCCGCGACGATTCAACCTCGGCAGCTTTCCCGCGAATCGTCTCGTCTCGCTTCATCTGAGCGTCTTGCACTTTCTGCTGAAGGGCCTGGCGCTTCAAGTCATTGCTTTCCCGGGCGATATTCGCATTCAGCGCCGCGATCTGAGAGTTCTGACGTGACACCTGGATATCATTCTGCATCTTGGAGATTTCCCAGCCGCTTTTCGCCAGGTCCTGAACCGCTTTTGATTCAGCATATTTGGCGTCAATGGCAGCCTTTGCCGCCTTGGCGTGGGAGGCTGTCAATTCGGAAGGGGCGGCTTCGGCGGAGCGCAATTCGCTGGCAATCTTCCCCCACTTCTCAGGGTCCAAAGCCGATAGGGTCAATCCGATCTGGGCGCCGGTCAGCTTAGGATCGCGCTCGAGTGAATCCCGAATCTGAACCAAGCTGCTTGGGTCCTGCCCGGAGTTCTCCATGGCCTGAATCTGCTGGTCCAAAATACCTTTGGCGATATCCGGCTTGCCACTCTGGATTGCACTGTAAACCTGGGTGCCTGCCCGGAACTGGGAATCCTGCTGATCCTTGCTCTGGATATCCCAGGCCTGCTTGAACGCTTCCCTTTGAGCCGGGTACTTGACCGACATGGCCGCAGCAGCACTGGCAGTCGGGTTGTTCAAGTAGCTCTGCAGATCGGACGAATATTGCTCGGCCATAGCGCTCGCTTTCTGCTGCTGGGCAAGCCCTTGTCCGGCCTGAATCCCCCCCATCAGCGAACCAGCGATATCAGGTTGCTGAATGTTGTAGTTGAATGGTTGGGCCATGTCAGAAAGCTCCTGCGCCGTATGCAGCGCCGCCGATCCCGATCAAATTGCTGATCATCTGATTCTGCGCGTTGGCTTGGCCGAGAATGCCGCCAGCCCGTGCTTGCCCCTGCTGCGCCAGAAGCCCAGAGATGTTGTTTGCCGACTGCATGCCGGCATTGCCTGTCTGCGCGGCAGAGCTCTGCCCCAGAGAAGTGATGCCGCCGAGGTTCTGATACTGCTGCTGGACCAACTGATTCAGAAGCTGTGGCCGATATTGAGCCAAAGCACCCTGAATGTTGCCGCCACGCAGGCCTCCAGTGGCGGACGCGTTTTGCAGCATGGCATTTTCGCTTTGCTTCGCAACGGACTGAAAATAAGGTGAATTTTCAATGCCGGAAATAGCGTCTCGCTGAGCGTTCGCGCCGCTCAGGCCGAGAATTGCCTGCTGCTGCCCGAGGGCGCCCGTCCCAGCCGTCACGTAGGGCTCAAGCAGCTTGCTGATGGCGTCGAATTGTCGGCGTTGCTCGGCAATTCCTGCTTCTGATGCTTCGGCCTGGGCCTCCCCGGCCTTGCCTGACGCTTTTGCGGATTTCGAGGCGCCATAGACTGCCGCGCCTGCTCCGACTACGGCCGCTGTAGTGGCTGCCATTACAAAATCCTCGTAAATGAAGTTTCAGATTTCTGATATCCGCGACGCTGATAGATGGTCGCGCCTATTTCTGGGTCGCATGACTCCATGACGATCATGTTCCAGTACTTGATACCCTGGCTTCGTGCTTGCCCCTCAATATGGTCCATGAGGCGAATCCCATTCATCCCTTTTCGGGCTCGAGGATTAACCCACCAGGCTATTTCGGTGCCACTTTTCACGGCTGCACACCCCAGCAGCGGGCCGCACACACCGGCCACGAAACCTTCGACGCTGCCATTGATCTCCAGGATGGCCAAAAGCCCATGATCGAGCGCTAGCGATGCCATGAAATGAACATGGTCAGCATCGAAAGGGTCGTCATACATGGTGTGCTTCCAGAACTCACGAGCCATCTCAACCACGGCGGCAAGATCTTCTAATTTTCCGTCACGGACCATGATTGCCTCAGCTGAAAAAGCAGGTCAGAACGACCCGGGTGTTTTCTGGGGTGTCACCAAATCCGCCGACAGGTTCGGCTCGATGCAATCTCGCAGCATCGAATATCACGGCTCGGTTCGGGCGCATTTCGGCCATGTCGCGAACATCCCATGCGTCTGGGTCGTTTTGACTTGCCACAACCAATGAGACGAAAGTGGGATGACCAGGGTTGTAGCCAATGCCAGTGTCTTTATGGCTTAGGAAGCTTGTTCCACCCCAGCAATCTTCTTCGCGGTTGAGATACAGCATTAGGCTCTTGCGCCCCATGCTGAGATCGGAATGGACTTGGTGCGGGCAATGAACTCCAGCAGGAGAGCGACGCATGAACATGGTCGGATTCAGGGCTTCAGAACCGATGATATGCGAAAGTTTAGTCAGGATAGACTTTGCGATCTGGGGCGGTATATCGCGGCAAATGAGCGGATAAGTGACGCCATCAAAGTCATTTACAACATCTTTGAATTCAGCGCGGTCCGCATACTCGCGCAGCGCTTCGAACTCAGGAAGAAAATTATCAACAATCAGCATCACACTCTCCATTACTGGGGCTGTGAGCTGCTGGCCGCTCCGATTTCTCAGCTGCTTTGATTATAAATCAATGGCTATGTAATTTCTCTTCCAGATGCACTGATAGTCAGAGACGTAGCAGCGCTAGCAAGCGTGCTGATGTAGCCGCCCGAATCAAGAACCTGACCCACAAGCTCTGGACATGTATAAGCTTCGCCCGCTGCAATTCCTCTCATTTTCGTCACAAGGTTATGATTCCCAGGAGTGTCGCCAGAGGCAACAAGGTTACAACTGAAGCTGACCGTCACTGCGCTCGTATTGGTAACAGTGAATTTGTCGATCACTGCTTTAGCATTCAAGGCGGTGTATTGCGTCGTCTGGCTGTTTTCGGCCTGCTTCCTTGGGATTATATTTTTGACTATGACCGCCATATCAGTCCCTCAGGTTGAAGTGTTATAGATAGTATTGAATATAACGCGCTTGGTAGCCAGTGTGCTGCATGCCAAAGCAGCACCATTTGCCGCTGCACGAAACGCGATAGGGGTGGTAGCACCATTGCCCAAATCCATGTCCACAAACAATGCCGCGCCATAATCAGTGAAATTCACTGATCCACTACCAAAACTACTGCTTAGAGCGAATGGCACGCTCAATGTGGAGACAGAGCCCGACGCAGAAGCACCAAAGGTAACGTCGTACATCACATAGACCAATCGGCCTATCTTGGTGTACGTGCAAGAATTAACCGTAAGCGATCCACCATTCCACGTTGGAACAAATGCATCCTCCTCGTAATCATCAAGCGTGTTCTTGTCAGACGATGCGCTTTGTGTTGCCGGAAACGTTAATCCGGCCCCCGAGGCAGAAGGGGTAGCACTTCCAACACTCATGGTTGTAGTGGCTTTGGCGGTCGTGACATGAATAGGAATTACCCCGGTATTCAGCCATGCAGCGATCGCTGTCTTGATATTGGCCCACGTCCATTTCTTGAGTGAAAATGACGCCGCGCTGTCTATCAGCGGGAACTCATCCCCATCAACCGGGGTTGCTTTGCTAGACGCTGCATGCGTCTCAGCGGCGACTATTCCGCCGGCTGACTGAGATACGTTTTTCCAGTACCCAAGCCCAGAGTCATACTGAAGTATATTCTTGTTGGCTACAGCCGTGATCTCGACGTTTGAATCCGTGACGCCAAGCGCGCTTCCGCGCTCTATCAGCACCTGGAGCGACCCTGACGACCCAGGGCCCGCATTAATGACGACGGCAACCTGCGTCTTCTGATTCGGCGCAGAGGGCCTTACATTCGTCATCAGGCCACCACCAGTAGGCTTATACCAAAGGGCATCCCCGTCACTCCATGATTCCCCGGATGATGCGCCGGTCGTATTTATCCCGCGCACAATTCCTATTATGGTGACGCGCCCAAAAGCGTTATTGGCGATGTTTTCGGTAGCAATCCCAACTATGTCATTTGGATCTGTCATGCCCGCAGTTGTAGGGCCAAATGTCACAACCCCAGATGCGCCGACGGTACCGGTGATTCGTATTAGCTGACCGTCAGTAATGGCGGCCGATGCTTTCCCATAGATAAAGACTTCCTCGCCCACTTGCTGGGTAATATTGCCATTACCCATCCCAAGGTTCAGTGTCCCCGTCTGATTCCACCATAATCTGCCAACGGCATACTCGGGTTCCGGCGGAAGTGTATCAATATCGATATAGTCGGCTTTGAGGAAGTTGTTCGCCTGAGTCGCCGGGGCTGCTGCCAACATCTGCAGAGACTCTGCGATGCTCTGAAGCGCGCTATTGGCCTGGTCGGCTCGGGCTGAGCCGGACTGCGCCTCTGAGTATGCTTCTTGAATAAGGATTGTCAGCTCTTCGAGGTTGTCAGGGATTTCAACATTCAGCTGGAGAAGCATTTGCTCAAAAGCTCGTATCACCTGAGCGCTTGGTGCGAAAGCAGCAAGCTGATCCCTCGTGATTTTTATCTTCTGGCTAGGCATTTAGTGGCTCTATGGTGGCTTCTAGTCGCGCGATTGATATACGTGCATCACTCGTGCCTTTGAACCTTTGAATGCGCCAGTTGCGCATATGCCCTTGCTGAAACCAGACCATGCGCTTGGCTCTATCCCCAGCCTTGCCTGTTCGGATAAATTTCTCCTGACTCCAGTTCTCTCCATCGACAGAGTAAGAGGAGCTTACCGTTGGGTCCAAGCCGAAGGCAGAACGACCGACGAGGCAAACCAACTCAAGCTCGTGGAATATCGCGCCCCTGCTTTCGTTATAGACAATGGTTGTGCCGAACTCCCAGCGCACCAGATCACCATAATGAGAGGACAGCTCGGTCGTAAGATACCCAAGCATACTGCTCGTTGGATCGGCGCAGTTCCAACGGTCAAATACCCAAACCAGGTTCCTGGCGCGGTAGGTAGAAAATCCATCAACAGCACTGGTCAAATAGAACCATAGCGGCTGCTGCACCGCTGAAGACCCTGCTACGTCATAGACAAGGGTTCGGTCAGGAAGGTGTACAAGAAGGTGCTGGTGCCCCTTGTCGATTCTCGCCTCAAGAACACTCTGGGAAAGCTGGGCCTCAGAGTAATTGAGGAGAATCTGGTCCACTTCTCGAGTAGAAATCTTGGTCGCAACGCTATTTGCTCCCAGGTAAACCCCTGGCGCCTCGTTCTTCCCGCTGCCCAGGAAAGCCACAGCATCAACCAATATGCATGCGGCGTGGGTGCCAATGATCCCCTTCTGGATTTGCGCGCCCTCAATACGCTGGAACGGAAAGAGATCACCCCCGATATTGTCAAAGACCTCAATCGTGTACCGGTTCATTGCGTACACTTCGTTCTGTATCTTGAGCAACCCAATGACAGGATCAGGATCGGCCTCAGAACTTCCGTATTTCAATGGATCCACTGCGGCCGGGTCGTTCAACTCGGTGACCACGAGGGATATCCCGTCAGTAGTCATGAAGTACCCATCGACCCATACAACATCGATTACTGCGCCCAAGTCTGGGTCCGTGACCTGTGTTAGAGAGGTGCCGATCAGGTAGTAAAGTTTATTGTTGGAAGCGATCGCCAGGCGGTCAAAGGAATAATCAAACCTTACCTGGTTGGTGCCCCCGACATCGCCCAGGACTGTCACGGTCCCGGCTTTATCGATTGATACCAGCTTAGACCCCATCACTCGATAGTAGGCGCCCTTCCAATTGATGCCGCCCCGATCTATGCCAGGGCCTGATCCAGACTGGATGATCCCGTCAGCAGGGCGCAGGTATCCTTTCGATATCCCGTTTTCCTTCGGAACCGGGATCAGATTCACCGGGTACGAACTGCGGAAGTCCGCCTCTTCATCGGTATAGATCCCGTCAAGGATAGGGATTTGCATGGTTATATGCCGCCTTCGCCAGTCTGTACATGAAGAGTGGTACCGGCAGCGGAGATATGCGCCAGCGTGTCTTCGCCGTCGCCTTTGGTGATGATCACCGAGGAAAGTGGAAACACTGGAAGATCTGCTGTTGTCGCCGTTTGGGCGCCGGTCCCTACGCGTACATGACAGATGTTCGCCCCGCTGTTCACCAGTCGGACCGATTTCGCCACAGGATCGATTGAGATAGATGCCGATGCAGCAGCAGGGGTAGTAACTTGGTTCGCGCCACGATGCGGATTGAATGCACGATTAATCATTGTCTAATGCCTCAGTTAGCCGACGCGATACCAAGTGCCGGTAGGTAGATCGAATTTCAGGCGGAAGAATGCGTTAGCGGCCAAAGTAGTAGGCGCTCCCGTCACGGCCGTTGCACCATTGGCGCTGACCGTCAGGGCGGTAACGATCTGAGTGCAATTGACCAGAACTTCTTGCTTGTCGACGCAGGTGCTCGCCAGTGGGAGAACAAGCGTCCCGGCAGCGAAAGTGCCTGTCGGCGTCAAGATCAGATGAATATTCGACGCCGCAGTGGTGATCGAAACGCTAAAGCCTGTCGCTGATGGGGCGGCATATTGCGTGACGAACTCAGGGATTCCAGTGCTTGGGAAGTCAAGACTCCCCTGCATGTATGCGAGAAGCACCGACATTGCGGCGCCACGTGCATCACCTTGATTCTGGATGTAGATAGGGACGACATCGCCAGCATTTACCGTGTCGATCCGGGTGAGCTTGTTGATTGACGTCATGGCTTGGCCTCAGTCGAATTCGATAATGCTGTCAGGACCAGCAAGAAGCGGGTCGCAAGGCGGATTAAGGAAGGGGCTATCATTGTTGCGCCATGGCTTGTTCCCGGCGCCGGCTGGAAGAGTCCCCGGGAATTGCTTCTCGATCGGGGTCGACGCCAATGCCAGCAGCGTGTCATAGGCGGTTTTCGCGAAGAACTTAACATCAGGCGCTACCGTCTTGCCAAAGTCTGGAGCAATGCGGATCCCCAGGCCGTAATAGATCGCCTCGTTTGCTGCGTCAGGGACGCCCGTCTCTTCATCGATGTTGCTGTTCTGGGGGCTGCTGGGAGCTGGGTACCCGACGCGGATACCCTTTGCATTCCATGCGGCCATCATTGAGTCAAGACGTGTCAGCGCCATCTGAAGCTGTTGGGGCTCAAGATCAAAGACGTATCCGGCCATCCCGATAGCAGAGAATGCTTGCTCAATGTATTGCCGCTTAGTCCAGCCCATGATTACGACTCCTGGCCGATCGCGGCTTCGATCAATTCGGTTAGACGCCGATCAGATGTGCGCCCATCGAACTTAATCGCGAGCTCTGAAGCCTTCTCTTCCAGCTCGGAGCGCGACGGTTTGGAATGAATATCTTCTCCCGCCATGGCCTCAGGAAGAGTCATAAACCACCCAGCGGAGCGGAGACTCGACAGAGCTTCTTCATCTGCTGCGCCAATGTAGTCATACGTTCCTCCGATGCAATGGTGAGCACCTGGGCACCTGTAAACGATGGTTGGAAAGCTCACCGATATTCCTCCTGGGCAGCACTTGATTCTTTCATTCGGACAGGCCGGTGCACCGGCCCATCCATCCGGCTTAGGACAGCCGATAGGTTACGAAGGTATCCGCCGCAGTCTTGCGAGTACGGAAAAGCCCAGATGTCACGGTGACCACTGCTGCGACGCCCACCAGGGTATGTCCAGTAGCCGCAGTCACGGTGAAGGTATTGCCGCCGGTGTTGATGACAGACCAGTCAACGGAGTCGTTGATCGCCATCTCGGTAGCCGCGTCCATAACTGCGCCGGTCGGCACTGTGCCAGCCACGGCCGCCGCTGTGGTCGAAGTGACGATGCCACCGAGAATGGCGGCCGCGGTAATGGCGCCAGTCGCATTCAACGCAACGGGCGCGGCCTGGACTTGGCTCGCCAGACGAGACAGAACTGTAGGAGCGGTGCCTACCTCGTACTGGACCTCAGCAGCACTGGCCTCGATGGTGATACTGGCCGCAGTGGTAAACGGGCCGAACACAGTTTGCGTGTTGACCACAGTGCCTAGCAGGTCCTTGGCAGATGGGAAGTTGGGGAAGCCCACGTTTTGAAATACGTTGGCCTCGCCGACGGTGAATACCGCGACACTTTCGTTTGCCGGCACCGTGAAGGTCGCAGTGCCTTGGGTGTAGATGAGTTGCGACATGATCTGAATCCTCTGATTTTTTGGATAGAACGAAGGGGCCGAAGCCCCTTAATTCTTGCTGTTAGGTCTGGCTGAACAGCATCAGGCCGGCCATTTCTGGCTGGGCGCAGACCACGCCGAACAGAGTGTCGACACGATATTTGATCTTCATCGTGTTGATGTCGTACCACTTCTGCATCACCAGCTCGATACCCTGCTCGGTGGAAGCGCGCATAACCGCGGTACCGGCATCGCTTGGGACTGCATAGCGGCCCGGCAGGATCTCGAAGGCATCGCGGTGCCAGAAGGGGTTGGCATAGGCCGATACGGTGTTCAGGAACACAATCGCAGCGGTGGCCGATGGGGTCACGACAACGTTCTGGTACTGCGCCTCAGCGTCCGAGCCACCTTGGTTCGAGATGATCGGAGGGCTGATAGTCATGGTGGTGGCAGAGTCAACCGAAATGACCCGGAAGGTCTTCAGCTGGCCGGTGTCGCCCTTGGTGATGTGCTGCACAGCATTCACGCCGGCGATCGTGAACGCGTCACCGGCGGCCACGTTGGTGGTGCTGGAGATGGTCACGGTTTGATAGCGGTTGTCGACGTTGCTGGTCTCGCCGGTAGCTGCAACCGAAGTAGCCTTCGGCACCCACCAGTTGTTGGCGCCCACCAGGGTGCTGATGGTCAGGCCACCGCCACCTGCCGCAGCAGGAAGACGGTTCGCGTAATCCAGCTTGTAGGTATCGAAGCTCGCAACCTCGCCTACGAATGCCTTTTCGTATGCGGTATCGGACTTGCGGTTGCCGAACGAACGCGAAGCGGTAGACAGGTTGCTGGCCATGCCGTTGTAGTCGCGGGTCGATAGAGCCAGGTAGCGGTCAAAGCCGGAAATGCCCTGCTCGTTCATGATCGCTTCGGCCTGGGCCACATCATCGAAGCCGGAGGCTGCGGTGGTGCGCTTCACAACCAGAGTGCCTTGCAGGGCAGCAACGTTCATTACAGCCACGTTGATGTCACTGGCGAGCTTCTGGTAGGCCGCCTTGCCGAGACGCCCTTCTTGCAGTGCATCACGCAGCTGCTTGGCATCCATCTGCCATGGGGACGACTTGCTGAAGCCGATGCGTGCCGGCACGGAAAGCTGGGTGCTGTCGCCGAAGTTGGCGGTTTGGTCCATGCCATCGAACGATTGAGCGATGTATGGCATTGGGCGCCAGATGACGTCGTTGGTCCGCTCCATCATTGTCATGTCGTTGTTGAACGTGGAAACGTTCCGGGACAGAACCAATGCATCCTCGAAGCCTTCGAGCATATCCTCGAACGCTACGCGCTCTTCCTTTGAAAATGAGTTACTCATGTTGGAACCCTTTATGAATGAGAAATTACCGGGCAAATGCCCCGCTTTAACTCATCCACTTAAAGGGCTGGATGGCGGCCTTTCGTGCAGCTCTGCCTAGTTATTGGCTGGCGAAACCATTTGTATTACCTGTACAAGTATACAGCGCTATTGACTAATCACATAGTCAGCTGTTACGCGCCTTTTCTCGTTGCTGACGACGATAGGCATTCACCTTCGTCATGTCTCCAGTCTTCTCCGCCTCGGCCCTTAGGCGTTCCAGCGTTGAATCGACAGATCCTGATACTTTCCCGGTCCCGGTCACGGTCTTCTCGGGTGGCGGTGCTGGCTTGCGGCTTTGAACTTTCAATTGCGTCTCCAGCTTCGCGATGGCGAAGGCGAATTTCACATGGTCGTTGATGGCTGCAAGCTCTGCGGCCTTCTTCGGGTTCTTGCCCAGGGCGTAGACAACAAGCGCCGGGTTTTCTGCGCCCTGAATGATGATCCCTTGCTGGGTGACGTTCAGCGAGTTACGCACCTGATCCTCGGCGTCATCGAAGTCTTTAACCTTTAGGCCTGATTTGGCAGTGGAATATTCACCAAGGCGCTGCTGCCACTCCTCCTGCTGCTTCTGCTCCTGCTTGCGGGCGTTATCCTGCGCTTGATCGATTTCGCGCTTGCGCTCGTGCCATTCGGTCAGGCGCGTTTCAAACTTCTCGGCGTCATAATCGATGTCAGGATCATCCATGGAAGGCTTCTTGCCAAGCTCAGGGACTTTTGTTGCTGGATCGTCCTTCTTTACCTGCGCTTCAAGCTCGCGGATTCGCTTCTGCGCTTCTCGGTGGGACTTGCGCAGGTCCTTAACCCAAGCCGGCGCTGCCTGATCATCCTGCTCTTCTGGCGACTTCTCATCGCCGATGGTTACAACAACTTCTCCGCCATCATCCTTGGACTCTTCTTCCTGCTCTTCCTGCTCCTCAGGCTCTTCTTCTTGTTCTTGTTCTTCTTGTTCTTCTTCCGCAACGGTGACGCCGAGGTCGCTCCCTTCGCCATCCGTTTCGCTCATCAGGAAATGGCCAAGTCTGCAATGTACAAATTGATTCATGTCTCTCTCCATTTGCTCGGGCATTCAATGGCAGCCCGGATGCCGGTTAAAGCGCTGGGGGCGCTGGGGGATTTGCGTCAGTGGCAATCACTGTTACATCAGGCGCAGGGGGCAGGCCCTGCTGGAATCTTTCGATTACCTCAAGTGCCTGCTGCTGCTCAATCTGGTCAGTCTCGGTGATGGTCTTGATGGTTTCGGCCTTGGATTTGTCAGCGTCGGCCAAGGTCTTGATGGTGGTGGCGCGCGCCTTGACCGCGTTGGCCTCAGCCTCTTGCGCTGCTGCCTGCAAGTAGATGGTGTTGGCGTCTGGCTTGGCGTTGGCCTGGGCTTCGGCAAGCTCCTTGGCCTCTTCTTCGGTCGGCTCAACAACGCCCATGCTGACCAGCTTCTTGCGGAAGAAGCCGCGAACGTCCTCGATGCCTTCGCCCTCCATATTCATCATGACCATGGCGCTCAGAACCTGAAGCGTCTCCGGGTCGGTGGTGATGGTCATCATCCCTGTCAGCGCGCGGACAGTGGCGGAGCGCTTACTGCTCGAGGATGGGCCTACATCGACCGCCACGTCGAAGCTGGCGTTGGACAGGTCGTTCTCTATTTCGAAGCCTTGGGCGCCGGTAACTGGTCGCAGGATCTCAACAGACCCAGTCGTGCCGTCATAGGAGACGGTCTTCATCTTGCGACCTTCCTCCACCAATACATCCTTGGCCATGCTCAGCCAGATTTCACCAGAGCGCTTGACGGCCTTAGCCATGTTGCTCATGTAGATGAAGGTCTGCATGTCCAGGCGGTTCTGGATCAGCTCAACTGCCTTGCCAGACATGTTTGGCTGGAGCTGTTCACCGGCCTGCTGGTTCCCGAGAAGGTCCTGCATGTCCGTCTCGGTGATCTGCAGTAATGCAGCCATCGCCGCGGGGATCTCAGGCGCTTTGGTGTACCCAATAGGGCCTGAGGCTGCTTGCTGCCCCGCCGTATCCGTGATCGGATTCACAAGCAAATATGGGAAGTTCTTGATGTTGTCATCAGCCCACATCACCTGATGGCCGGCCATCTGTTCCGGTGTGAATATCGGCTTCTCGATCGAACTCAAAGCACTGATTTCACCAAGCTTGCTTAGCTGCATATTTTTCAGCCGCTGCGCATCCTTGGCCAGGCGCACATGCCCCATGCAGCGCTCGACGTTATCGACAAACCAGCGCTTGCCATACATGGGAACGATAGGGATGCACTTGCCTGGGAGATAGCCGCAGTCCTCAAGCACCTTTCCGCCCGACATGATGTACTTGCGGATCTTCTTGCATTTGATCTTCTTCTGGCGAATCTCTCTGCTGCCTATAGCAATCAGGCGCTCGCGAAGGTCTTCGTCATCCTTGAAGTCAGAGTCCTTGTAAGCCTTCTCTTCGCCATCAAGATCGCGCCAGATGTAGGCCGTCTCTTTCAGCAGCTCAACGACATAGTATTCAGCAACGAACACCACATCAGGGGTGCACCAATCGAACTCAGACTGATGCACGATCTTTGGCCAGGATGCCGGGTCGTCGCCCCACTCTTCCTTGTATGCGCCAGGGGACATAGCTGTAAGCACATAGCAGCGCTTGGCATCCGACTTGTCCTGGCGTTTGGCATTCAGGTCGAAGAACACCGAGCTATCAGCGTCAAAGATTGGCTCAATGCGGATGCGCTGACGCTCGTCCTCGGGATCCTCGTCGTCTTCGTATTCGCAACGCAGACGCCATGCACCAAATCCGCCACCGACGGCCTCCTCAAAGGCATTGTCATATGCCTCTTCGGCGCAGCTGTCCTGCTCATCTGCCCGGTACAGGCCATCACAGGTATCAGCCAACTTATCGTCATCAGCGCCGTCCTTGCTGATGAAGTCAACCGTGATTCGGTTGTTCCGGTATTCGTTGATGATCCTGATGACAGAAAGGTGGACCTTGTTCACTTCGAACTTTGGTTTGTTCTCGAACTGGTCATTGAGCGGGCCCTCCCACTGAGCGCCGGCAATCGAGTAGAAACGACGGTCCTGTAGGCACTGGCGGCGCTCATCGCGGAGCGCCGACTGGATATTGTCGAACTCAGCAAGCGCTTCCGCGTGGACGCCACGCAGCCTTTCTTCTTTGGATAGCGACATTGCCTATTTCCTGTTGAAGTGATTCATGGTCGCGATAGGTGTGACCGAAACTTCTTTCTTGAAGAGGATCGGCCATTCAACATCGACGCAGTAGCCGATAGCGGTGGTGATGTGCTGGTATTGGTTCGTCTGGTCTTCCTGGAAGGTCGATCCCTTCTGAAGCTGAACCGTTGACAAACCCTTGTCGCAATACTTGGCGGTCGTTGGATTGACATAGAGGCTGATCACCCCATCAGCCGTGGCAATCTTGGCCCGGACAGCGTTTTGCCTGTCCTTGATCGCTGGGTGCGCGGCCTTCACCTTGCGCTGGAAGGTCCAGCCATTGGCGCGTAATATGGCCTCGATGTCGGTGTAGTCAGATGCGTGGCCGTGCTTCTCACCAGCCTGCCCCGCCGGATCGCCGTAGATGATCACGTTCTTGTTCTGGTGGTTCTTGAACTTGTCCACGAACTCGATGGCGGATTGTTTCGATACGGCACTGATCAGCACGATCTCATCCAGCAGGTACAAGTCCTTCCCGCCGTTGCGGCGAACGCCAATGGCCGATGACAGTGGGGTGAAGTTCTGGTCGTGCATCCACATCAACTGCTCGTGCGGCTCGATGGTCGCAGTGGTGTGGTTGGCTTTGCTGTAGTCCTCATAGATCCGCCCGGATGCCGTCTCGAACGAGGCCTCAAACTCTTGCTTGAACTGCTTGGCGGACATTGCGCGCTTCATGTCTTCAATGACATCAGGCGGCAGAATCTCTGCTGACTTCCAGTGGAAGACCTCGAAGTTCGGGTCTTGCCCTGTCTCTGCCTGCATGCACAGGTCGTAGTAGTGGTTCAGGCCATCAGGAACACCGAGAAGCCAGCACCAGGCTCGATAGTCCGGCATCGTTGGGTTCACGGTGTTCAATGCTGGGAGGATGTTCGCTTCCCATGCATCTGGCTTGATGTCGGCAAACTCATCAATGCCGCCGCCAGTCCAGGGAACACCCTCGATGCGCTGCGGTTTGTCGAGCCCGATAACGTTAATCTCGCTTCCGTTGTCCAGGTAGATGATCAAGTCCGACTCAGAAGGCCGTCGGCTATGCATGCAAGACAGCGAGAAGGCTTTGAGGTCATCCCAAAATATCTTCTTGGCTTGTGCGTGAGTCGGGGCCGCGGCGAAGTACATGCCCGCATAAGCAGTGGCTTGCTTCACCAAGAACCGCTTGAATCGCTCGGTCTTGCCGCTACGTCGACCGGCCGGGACCAATGGAAAACGAACGCCTCGAGGAACGGCTGATACCAGGGCCAGCTGAACAGGATGGTCTTTCAGTGGATACCAGCGTGCCAGCTGGCGATCGAGCATCAGGTTGCCGGTGTTCATGACGGCAACTTGGCAATCAGATCAGCCAGCAGCTGGGCGTTCGAATTGCCGCCGCCCTTCTCGATCAGCTTTATCTCTGCCTTGCGCTTCTCGATCTCTAGTCGCTTTATCTCTGCGTCGAGTTCAGCATTGCCTGGCGCAGTGAACATGCCAAGGTGACGGCCGATGTCGACCAAAGCGCCCTTCTTGTCATGCAGCTTAACCTTCAGCCCTTCCTTGCCTTGGGAGACCTCAGCAATGGCTCCGGCGGTCTCGTCGTCGATCTCGGCGGAGTCGATCAATGCTAGGCCGTGGTACGGCACCATGTCTTCTGCACACTCTTCCTCACCGTCGACCATTCGAACCATCGTCTCGCCCCAGCGAACGACCTTGCGGATGTCGCTGAATCCGATCTTGGCGAGTTCGCGCAGGACCATATCCTGGGTGATTCCCACTCTGTCGGCCCGCGCATCCATCCTTTTTGCGGTAGCGGCTTGTATGTCAACATTTGACAACAGTCGATTTCCAGCTTGCCGGGCAGTCCTGGGGCTGAAGCCAGCGCGGATCGCTGCCTGAGTGGCATTCAGGTCGATCAGGTACTCATCAACAAAGCGTCGCTGCTTTGCTGTCAACGTCCCCACGTATTACTCCGCTTCAGCTGCGGGCGCTTCTACAACGCTGAATGCGATGTTGCGCAGTGGGTAGACGGCGATATCACTGCCATCAGCAGCAAGGAAATGTGCGCAGCCATCTTCTCGGCGATCAATGCTATCGGCCTCCAAATAGTGAGAGCCTTCATTGGTTTCGATCTTGTAAGTCTGCATATTCAGCTCTTCTTCAGGCAAGCCTTAACGATGTAGTTCTGAAGCTCTGCAACCTGAGCCATTACCTTGTCGTTGGCTTCTCGGAGGTCGGCATAATCTTGTCGAGCATCAGGTTCAAGTTCGGGGGCGGCTGCATGAGAGCTGCCGGGGGACTTGGTATCTGGCAATTGGGGGCAGGCGGCACGGACGTACACGCGCTTAACGCCAGTGCGCACATCAGCAACAAGCTGAGCCTTTTTGGTCTCGGCATTGTTCAGAGCCTCTTGGTATTGGGCATCGATGGAGTCACGAACAGCGAGAGAGTGTTCGTATGCCTGCTCTTGGATCTCCAGCTCACCTACACGCTTCGACGCGGTGCTCAAGCTGGTACTGACATGATCGAGGCGCCATAGCGCCAAAATCAGCGCCATGGCAAGACCTGCGATCAGGTAGCGAGTCATGACTGCGCCGCCATGCACTTAGCGTGGCGCTCAAGCTGTCGAGCCCACACGCCCCAGCACCGCTTGTTGCCCGGGGTTGAGCAGTCGAAGCCGGCGGCGAACTTGTACTTGAGCAGGTCGTTGCAGGCCTGGACGTAGTTGCTGGCCAGCAGGTCGCGGCGCATCGAGGACGGCTGCCAGTTGCCCATGCCGTACTGGCCGACGAAGTCCATGTACAGGTCGAACTCGTCCTGGTGCAGCTTCACGCCCGGCAGGCTGGCGGCGAACTGCTTCTCGGCCTGGCTGTTCAGGTTGCGGGCCAGGATCTCGGCGCGCTGTGGGGTGATGGTGTCGGTCATCTTGACCGCGGTGCCGTCCTCCCACCGAGTCGATCCATGGCCCAGGGTCGGTACGTCGCCCTTGGTGGGGATCACGGCGACCGGTGTGAACCCCTCGCTAGCCTTCCAGGCACCGAAGCCGGCCATGCTCAAGGTCAGCATGCCAACTGCGATGCGCTGGCGGGTGCTCACGGCCGGCACTGCTCGCGCAAAGCCTTGATGCGTTCGGCGCTCTCGGCAGACTCGCGGCGGTCGCGGCGCATCTGGAAATAGGTGTTGATCGCAGTGCTGACCAGTAGGCCAACCACTGCTACAACCACGCCAGCGATGCCGATCCAGTTAACCTGGGATAGCCATCCAACAGCGCCAGTTACCGCTCCAACCGCCATACCTTTGTTGGCCACTGAAACACCCACCACCTCTACGATGCTCTCAGGCGTCGGGTTGGCCATGCTTGGACTCCTACTTGAGGCTGCCATGGTGGGCCTCCAGAAACGAAAAAGCCCCGCACGAAGGCGAGGCTCAAGGGTGAAATTGATGGGCACAAAAAAGCCCGATTCAATGGTCGGGCTTGTCTGGAGCGGTAAAACCGCAATATGGCGTCAATGTGCCAGTTCCGTGTTAACACGTCAAGAAAATTGACCAATTATCAGCCTGGGATCCTCAGCTCACCAGTCGCCTTGATATCTTCCAGAACGTAGCTGGCGTGCTCGGCATCTACCGCATAGAAGTAGGCGGAGTATGTGCCATCAGGAGTCTTGTACTCGACAGAGAAAAGCTTCCACCAGACTCCTGCCACTTTTACACGCTTTGCTAGGTTCATGCAGTAAGCCTCCCGGGCCAGCGCCCCTCCTTGAGGTTTCGCTCATTGACAAACCTGCAGGCCTGATACCAGTCTCGTTCGGCAAGCTGTCCGCACTGGATGGTGCAGACCCAATAACCCAGGGAAAGCTTGATGTGAGGCTTCATGCTGCTGCCCTCATATCCAAGCACGCCTGAACGTAGTTATTGCCCGCTATCAATAACTCGCGCACCTTGAGCCGCGGGAAGCCGAGCAAAGTGCCAACCTGCTGCATTGTCCTGTCAGTGCAGTAGTAGACCCGCAAGCAGTCAGCAGTCTGCGGGTAGCGCCTCCAGAGCGATGCAACCGCACGATCCACAGCCATAGCTTCATCGTCCGTTATCGCCGCCGGCAGCGTGGCAGTAGGCTGCTCTACATTGTCTCGCATGATGGCGTAGATCTGCGACACACCGTAGCCAGGCACACCAGCGCCCTGCCATACCCAGCGCCCCCACTGCGTCAGAAGCTCCTCAGCGTCATAGAACATGATGCATCCCCCCCTGGTGCGTAGCCTTCAGTTCTCTTGTCTTGGCCCGGTATTCGGCCTTGATGGCCTTCAATTCTTCGATGGTGTACTTGCGGGCCTTATGAGGCCCTTCGAGCCAATCCACTTTTTCGGCACCGATCCGCTTCACCAGCTCCAACCGGTAATTTACGATGTCGCCAGACTTGTGGTTGTTGCACGGCGCACACTGGCGCCACACATTCAGCGGCTCGAAGCGCAGCTCGGGATTACCACCAACTGTGCGGTAATGCCCGGCGTGCCACTGGCCGTTGTGGTGACGGCCGCAGCTCACACAAGGCAGTCCGATATCCCGCTCACGAATCCAAGCGTTGAATGCGGCTTGGGCCTCTTTCATGTGCTGGGCCCGCGTCTTGATCTTCACCTTTGAGGCGCGCAGCTCCTTGCGGCCGATCTCGGCGAGCGCCTTACGCGCCTTCGGCTCATTCCTGGGCGCGTCGGCCAATGCGCATGCAGGGCTGCAAACCGCCTGCCCCATCCGCGTCGGGACGAATGAGGCCCTGCACGTTGGGACGCGGCATTTCTTCGGCTTGGGCGGCTCCCGCTCAATCGTCATGCGGCCTCCTGGCTCAGCAGGTCACTGAACACCACGCCATGGCCGGTGAAGTACGCAGCCATGCGATCGGTGTACTGGATGCCCTGGGCGCGATTGAACAGACTGGTAACCGGGAAGCCATCCGGGCCAAACAACTTGCAGCCGCCCATCATGCTCAGCTTCGTCTCGTAGGGAAGATGGCGCATGACCCGGTACCACTCGGCCTGAAACCCGGCATCCTCGTTCAGCAGGATCTGGACGCCGAAGTGCAGCTTGCAGTACCGGCGCGCGTCGCCTGCATCGCCGATCTGGGTCATCTCGGAAATGCGCTTGTACATGGCGAACCATAGGGCGTTCTGGTCCAGCGTGCGGTCCTTCCCCGGGCGCAGGGAGACGACCACGAACTTCTTCTCCCGGTACATGGTTGTCAGGCAAGTGATGGCCTCGGAGAGCTTGGCCTGGCAGTTGACGCTGATCTTGTCAGTCATGCTTGGCCACCTTCTTCCAGAGCATCACCAGCGGATAAAACACTGGAAAAGTCAGGGGGAGCGAAAGAACCAACAGGTGACTGGAGAACTCAACGCCGCATTCAGCCGCGGCGTTAAGGTTCGACCAGAACCCAGTAAAAGACCGCTTGTACAGCTTCCAGAACTCCTTCATGGCTGCTCTCCCTTGCCCAGGGCTGCGTCGATGATCGAATCCAGCTCGGGCTTAGCAGAGCCCCACTCGCTGACTGGGTATTGCTCAGCGTCGATCTCTACGCGGCCACGGATCGGCGTAGGCCCGGCGGCGTAGAAGTTGAGGTCGCAAGCATTCGCGCAAATCCACTGATACCGCTCGGCGTCCTTGCGCAGCGCCTCGTTCTCGGCCTTGAGCTCAGCATTCACCTGGTTCTGCGCTTCGAAGCCAGTGCGCAGGCCGCACAGTTCGGCCTTGAGCTGGTCGCGTTCGCTGAGTGCTGTCTTGGTCCCCATGCGTCGACCTTCGTCGTAACCTGCTTGCCAATCGGTAATTCCTTTGCTGAAGGTGACTCCTTGCCCGGGTTTCCATTCGGTGAGCGCGCGCAAAGCGTCATATGCCTCGGTATATGGATATCGGCTCATGTCTTCACCTTCAGGCCCTGGGCCTCGATAGCCTTCACGCAGGAATCACGCATCCGGACCGCGGCGTAATGGGCGTCCATATGACTATCGTCGATGGCGAACTCAGGCTCTTCTGGCTCGACGGGCATTGGTGGCAGCTCCACCACCACATCCTCGCGGGAGGCCTGCCAGGTCGTCCAGGCAAGAGCAACGCGCTCGAACCAGTAGCCGCCATTTTGTGAGCGTTTCAGAGGGCACCCATGGCCGATATCCACAAAGTGGCCGGCTGCCCATGCTTCGAACTGCTCGCGCATCTTGTTGGTGTCCATCAGAAGCCACCTGTTGGGTTAAATGAGTTGAGAAGGGACTTGGAATTTCGCCGTTGATGTGGAACGGCGGCTTCTTGCTGCTGTTCACGCTGGCCGGCGTAATTCACGAAACGGGCGAACTCACCCTGGTGTTGAAGCAGGCAGTGACCTACAGATGCATGGCGGTGCTTGACTACGTCGATTTCGGTTACGCCACTGCGGCCGAGGTCGCTATCAGCATCGCGGTGGGCGATCATGATGATGTCCGCGTCCTGCTCAATCTCGCCGGAGTCGCGAAGGTCGGACATTTGTGGCTTCTTGGTTGAACGGGTTTCGATGCTCCGATTGAGCTGGGCCAGGACGATGATCGGGACGTTCAGCTCTTTGGCCATAGCCTTGATACCCCGACTGATGGCGCCCAACTCGAGGTTGCGGTTTTGCTGGCGAGAGCCGGCCTCGGGAGCGATCAGGCCGATGTAGTCGATTACGATCAGGTCAAGGGGCTTGGCGCGGTGCTGGAAGCGGGCGATGTTGCGGATACGGCTTAATGGCAGCGCGCCTTTTTGGCAAATGCGCAAGTCGGCATCACGCATACGCCCTACGGCGCAAGTAATCCGGCTGATCATCTCCTGGTTGCCCATTGCCTGGCCGGAGTCGATGTTGCCCAGGCTAACTGCAGATGAGGATGCCAGGCTGCGCTTGGAAAGCTCCTTGGCTGACATTTCCAGCGAGAACACCAGCGCCGATTTACCGTTGCGAATGGTCAGGTTCTCGGCAATGCCCAGCCCCAAAGTCGTTTTGCCCGCACCAGGGCGGCCGGCCAAGACAATCACATGCGAACCGCGGAGCCCTTGCACGAGTTCATCGAGGTCGGTTAGCCCAGTTGGCAGCCCGTTGATTCCGACACCGTTGAATCGGTCGTCCATTTCGTCGACAACTGGGCCAAGCGCTTGATCGAGGGACATGACGTCGGGCTCATCATCCTCACTGTTCAGCGCCAAAACGGCCTCTTGAGCGTCTGCGATGATCCCTTGCAGCGGGCGGGCATGGCTGGCCATGTCGATGATGGATTGCCCGATGGCGGCGATCTTGCGCGCCTTGGAGCGCTCAACAACGATGCGCGCATACTCAAGGCAGTTTGCGGCACTTGGCACTCCGCGCCAGATCTCGGAGGCGCGAATCATGGTCAGTTCGCCACTGGAAAGCTCGTGGCGCATGTCTGCGATTGATACAGGGTCAGCTGGACGCCCAGCAGATCTTGCGGCAAGGATCAGCGTGTAAATCTCGGCGACGTCCTGGTCGTAGAAATCGCCCGGGCTGACCATGGCGCCGATGGCCTCGATCAGTTCAGGCTTGATGAAAAGCGCACCAACAACGCCGAATTCGGCCTCCATCGCAACCAGTGGGCGATCAGTGATCATAGGGCCTCCAACACTTTAAGGACCTTGTCCTGGCGGGTCAGAAACTCGATGTCAGCGGTCCAGCCACGGTCGTTATCGCCAGTCCAGTGCTTGTTGGTCAGGCAGTCGGTGAAATACGCAGTCCAGAACTCACCCTTGCGGAAGGGGTGGACACCGTTGATTTCGAGGTTCCAGCAGCCCTTGATCAGGGTTTTGCGCTTGGCCGAGAGTTTCAGGCACTTGGGCAGGATCTCGCCGCAAACCGCGTTGTAGATTTCCTGGATCTTGCTGTACGGGATGCGGTCGGCTTTGGCTGGTGCTGGTTGAACAGGTTCTTGGGTGCCCTGCTGTTCCGGCTCAGATTCCAAATCATCGTCGGTCGAAGCGGCAGCGACGACAACCAATCCGTTAGGATTGGTATTTGTATTTATGTCTTTTATGTGTGTAATTTTCGACACAGTGGAAGATGTGTTTTCTACACAGTGTGTAGATTTCAACACGGTGGATTTAGGGTCTATTTTCCATTCGTTTGCAGGTAGGAAAGTGATCGGATCGCGGCTACCGCCATCACGGAAAAGAACCCGCTGACGAATCAGGGAGTTGATCGCCCGGGATACGTTTGCACGCTCCGACACGGCCTTCTCCTCGTCCTCGTACATCATCTTGGAGATGTAAAGGGCCGCCACCTTCACGGCCTCCTTGTTGAAGCCGGCAGTGAGCTTGTGGATAGCCAGGGCGACCCGCAGCTCACGCCCAGACAGGTCCGCCCTAATCAGGGCCTTGTACAGGTCGTTGTCCATCCGGGTAAATCCCCCGGTGTTGCGTAGTGGGATGACATTGCTCATACTTATTCCGTCCTGAAGTGCATATCACTCGACCCGGGTGCAACCGGCCGAGACAACGAAGCCCGCAAATGACTCACACAGTCTTTGCGGGCTTTTCTTTTGGCTACGTCGCTGTAGAGGTCGCGGACCAATGCCGCCGCCTGCATTGCTTCCTGCATATGGAATTCTTTGGTTCCCGCCAACACCGGACCTGACTCGCCCAGGGTCAACAAAACCCGGTCGATGACCTTGTTCACGCTTTCCGCTGAGTGCGCCGGTCTGATAGTCATAGTCAGTCCCACCCCAGAGGCCCGGGACGCTTGTGCTCGGCCTGCAGCCCGAGCTCGGCCAGAGTTCGCAGCGCGTCGATGTACTTGGCGGGATGACATTGAGCCTCGGAAGGGACTACCTGCAGGTCCATAACCACCAGGGCCTTGCAGAAGCGCTCAATGAGTCCTTCCTTCTTCCAGTTCGAAATGGCGGATTCGCTCAAGTCCACTGAAGTTGCGACGTTCTTCTGTCCGACCGACGAAAGTCGGGTCAAGAACAGAGCTTCGAACTCGCGTGCTCTTGAGTCCTGGTCGGGGCTTAATTGGCTAGTCGACATGATCAAGCCGCCGCGGTGGAGTCGCCGATGAAGCGCTCCGGATAGAGGATGTGGATTTCAGTGATTTCTCCATCGAATACACGACTCAAGCTCTCGGCCAGCGACGCAGAAGAGCACTGGGTGCCGCGCTCAATGCGCGAGAGATTGCCGGTATCGATAGCGACGCCGATCTGAGCAAGACGCTGCGCCACATCGGCGAGCGTCCATTTCTTAACGGTCCGTGCACGTTTTAAAGGAGTCATGGCGATGCCCTGAGTTGTTTTCAGGGATCATTCTGCGATTAGCGCAGATTTAATGCAAACAAATTCTGCGCTTACCGCTTTGCGCGCAACGCAGCAACATCGGAAAATTGAACCCATGGATATTGGACAGATCATCAGATCGGCACGCAAAGCCAAGAAGCTTTCGCTTGAAGAACTCGCGCACCAGGTAGACTCCGACTCTGGGAATCTTTCGCGCCTGGAACGTGGCCTGCAGGGCACAACCCCCGAAAAGCTCAAACAAATAATGAACGTCCTGGGCATTAAGCTGGCCTCGCAAGGCGAACTCAGCGCGCACTTGGACACGGGAATGTCGAATGTTCAGATGGGCCTGCAGCCGAGCCGGGCCCCTAAGGGATATCCATTGATCAGTTGGGTAGCTGCCGGAGAGTTCATTGAGTCGCCTGATAATTTCCAGCCAGGCGATGCAGAGGTGTGGATTCCTTCAACAGAGAATGCCGGCCCCCATGGCTTCTGGCTGGACGTCAAAGGCCATTCGATGACTTGCGCGGGCAACCCCAGTTTTCCTGAAGGGTCTCGCATCCTTGTGCGCCCTGAGGCTGAGCTGATCAGCGGCAAGTATTACGTGGTAAAGCTGCTCGACAGTGGCGACCAGACCTTCAAGCAGTACATCGAAGACGCTGGCCACCGCTACCTGCGCCCCCTGAATCCTGAGTATCGGACCATTGAAATCGACGGCAACTGCCACTTCATTGGCCGCGTCATCGACACGAAAATGACCAACCTGTAACGGTTTCTTCCCGCCCTCCAAACGAGCCCGCCATGCGCGGGCTTTTTTTCGTTCTCATTTTTTATAAATCTGCGCTTGACGCAGAAATAATTCTGCGCATAATGCAATCCATGTTCTGCGATTAGCGCAGATTTGAAGTCCGGCGAAAGCCACCGCTCTTTAGCTCCACCGCACCACCCTGCCGGATCGACACCGGCCCAGTTTCAAGGTAGCGAGCCGAACGCCTTCAAGTTCGGTACAGGGGATGCCTCACCCCGTGGCCAGCAGCGTAGATGGCCCTAGATCAAAGAGTGCTGACGGATGGGATGCCATTGCATGGACTACATCGCGGTCAGTGAAAACATTCGATTCAAGCCGGTGACGGCCGCCAGTAGCGGGTCACGGCGAAACACCAAGCCAGCTTGAGGTGATAGCTGGGCACCGGTGGGCCTCTGAGGAGCGCTACCCACAGAAAACCGTAGGCAATATCGGGAAGCGGGTTAAGGCGTAGCCCCGCATGTAGCACGGAAAGCATCACTGAAGCCCGTTCACTGAGCGGGCTTTTGGATGACGACCAGGAGACAACGACATGCCCAAGTACATCCTCAACTACATCCGGCTTTGCAGTGAATGCAGCTTTGACCTGAGCACGCTCAGCAACATGCGCCTCATGGTGATCCCGGAACTGCAAAGTCGCGCTGCGGAGATTCGTCGCGTGGCAGCGATGGTGCCAGAAGGATGTCCAGAGCTGGAACAGGATGCCGAATTGCTGGAATCAGCAGTTCGGGCCGGCCTGCAACGTTGCAACCCTCAGCCAGGCCAGCAAGACCTGTTCGCAGCATGACGGACCTTTTCACTTCTGCCACTGCATCGGTGGCAGCGGGAAAACAACCGGGAGGAAGTCGAAGTGATGAGGTTAAGCGGATGTGATATTGACGAGCGGGACCTTATACGGAGCGCTATTCGTAACCTTCAGGGACCGAGCAAATACCGCTCTAAGTACGGGCAGTTCCGCTGGGCGCTGGTACGTGATGCCTTTGGCGTGGGCTCAGGCGTTGCCAGCGCGCTTTGCCATGAGTTCGGCTTCGACCCTGAGGAAATGATCCGATCGTAAATCGCCACGACAGCCTGTCGTTAACTGCCCGATCATCTCTATGAGAGCGCATCGGGGTGTGATCTGACTCACCATGACCGCGATAAGACGCGAAGCGAGCTGTCCAGTGATGGAAGTAGGGGCGCAACCCTGAAATGGCAGGTGCTGAAAAATCTAGGGCCTTGAGTAAGCCCGCAGATCACACCCCGATGCGGAAGAAACTGCGGCCTATAACCGCCCACCTGCATCACCAACCCAATCGGAGACCACCATGCTCCAGATCATCCTGATCGGCGCAGCGCTGAGTCATGTGCGGCCAGAACCGCCTATCTCTACCGGCCTGCCAACCGATCCACCAGCTGTATTCGGGAAAAGCCTCGACTGACATTCGGGGTCGCCGCGTTCTGGCGCTGAACGATCCCGCCAAAAAACCCTGACTCTGAGATGACTGCATCGCAGAGCTACACCGAAAGCCCCGACGTCCAACGGGGCTTTCTTTGGGTCTCCAGCATATTTGGTACATGCGCCCGCCTCATAAGCGGAGGACAGACCGGTTCGAATCCGGCGAGACCCACCACCCGCCTCTACCCGTCAGCACTCTCCCCCGCGCCCATCGGCAACCAGCGGGATGCATGAGTGTTGACGAATACAGGTGAACCAACCAACGAGGTATCAGCGATGTGCAATTGCAGACAGAACACAGAGCGCCACTTGCTCGAGGCGCTACCAGCCCAACTGCCGGAAGGCCACAAGAACCTGAGTGCACGCCTGACTGGTTATGCGCTGATGTTCAGTGATGGCGCCATGCAGTCCCGGCAGGTCATGCCGATTGAAGTCACGTATCAGGCCCCGACCAAGGCTGGCGTGATGAAGGACAAGAAGCAGTCGATGAGCATGCAGGCCAACTACTGCATGTTCTGCGGCGAGAAGTACGACAAGGACGAGCCGGAAGCATCGGCCGCATAACCCCAAACACTGGAGGTCGCCATGGCTGCCACAGCCGAATACGCGTGCCTGCGCTGCAAACAGCCTTTCATTGCCCGCACCGCCGACCGGAAGCGCGGCTGGGCTCGCTACTGCTCGAAATCCTGCAAAGCCAGCAAGCAGGAAAAACGCACCGGCCAATATGCCGCCTTCATTTCGCGTGATGGAAACGACTGTCGCGGGTTATCAGCGGAGTAACGCCGCGCCAAGGCTTGGGATGACCAGATGAATGAAGACTGGGGACACCCATTCGCAGCTGGATTCGAAGGCCATGGCCAGAACTGAATAACCGCCACCCTGGAGGCGACCATGAGCGCACTACGCGAATCACAGTTTGAGTATGACGAACGCCTGCCGCCTCCAGTGAGCGAGACAGCGGTAGAGATTGCAGGTAGGGATTGGATCGACAACGCAGTCGAGACGCTGGTTGATCGGCGCAGCGACGTGAAGTTCAAGCGCCGGCTCCATGCTGCTCAGGGGGTGACGTTCAAGCAATTCGCCGCCGAGGTCGAGCAGTTCGCAGTCAACAGCGCAAGCAAAAGCCCATGCGCCATTGGCGAAATGGTAATCGCTGGGCTGTTGGGAGACCGCTTCCTAGCCCGCGACGGCGCCGAGGATCTGATGGCGGTAGCTGATCCCAAAGAACAGCTCCGCGCGATCGCCGAAGGCCTACTCCGGCCCTTGGTCAATGATGCCCTGGTAGCCCAGGCAGAGGATAACGAACTGTGAACGACGTCAAAGCCTCATCAGGGATCGAATACGAGATCTCGAAGATCAGCCGCACTCACAACCCCGCTCAAGACCGAACTTTCGTTATGGGCATGATCGAGTTGGCCGAGTTCGCAGAGCTGATCGATACCCCAACCGCCAACCGTTACCGCGATGCTCTGGATGCCAAGTTCATTGAGCGCAACCAAGAGCTTAAGAGGACCGCAGGTCATTGATGACACATCGATAACCAGACTGATGGGCTGGTGGTGCGAAGGCGACAACCATTGCGCCAGTTGTGATTTGGCAGAAATGGATGGTGACTTTCCGATCTGCGAGCACTGCGAACAGTGTGCAGAGTGCGGGCACACGGAAGACTGTCCATCGAAGGTTGAACCATGACCTCCTACCAAAGAGCCAAGCGCTACTGCTTCTGGCGCGGGTCTGCATTCACCCTTCTCCTCTGCACCTTCCTGATGCTGCTCAGCGCTCTCGCCGACCGCATCACTCAATAACTCACATCTTCAAGCGCTGCGCATGTCGCGGCAAGGAACTGTCATGACGGAAAAAAAGCACACGCCTGGTCCCTGGATCGCTCGCAAGACTGGCGGTCAGGGTTGGGTCGGTCAGCGCGGCTGGGCAATCGACTTCAACGAAGACCAAGAGCAGGTCGTTGACTTCGTGTATGAGGAAGCAGATGCCAAGCTGATCGCCGCCGCGCCAGACCTTCTGGCAGCCGCTCAGAAAACGGTAGACGCCTGGGCGAAGTTCATCGACTCGTTCAGCTACGTGCCGGGCATTGGCGACCGAGCCGAGGACATGGAATTCAAGGAATTCCGTGAGCTTCGCGCCGCCATCGCCAAAGCCACCCAATAACCCCCTTCACAGCGCCCCTCTCCGGTGGCGCGGAGAGATAGTTATGTCCGACAAAAACATGCAGATCTGGAATCGCGTCGAGAAGACCGATACCCGATACACCAAAGACGCCAAGGTCGGCGGCCAGCAAATCACCAGCCTGAACGGCACGGCCATGATCATGAAGGCCACCGAAGTTTTCGGGCCGGTCGGCATTGGTTTTGGCTGGAACGTCACCGAAGAGCGCTTCGACAAGGGCGCCGAGATGTTCGTCGGCGAAGGCGACAAGCGCGTCAGCCTGGGCTTCGAGCTGAACCATACGGTAAAGATTCTGTTCTGGTTCAAGATCGACGGCGAGCGCGGCGAGCTGGAGCAGTACGGCTGCACCCCGTACCTCTACAAGTCGAAGTTCGGCACCACCACGGATGGCGAGGCGCCGAAGAAGTCCCTCACCGACGCCATCAAGAAGTCTCTGTCGATGCTCGGCTTCAGTGCTGACGTGTTCCTGGGCATGTTCGATGACCGCGACTACGTCCAGCAGCGCCAGGAGGAGGAAGCGATCGAACAGGCCGTCGACAAGGAGGCCGAGATCGCCAAGCAGCAGGAGGAGCGACTCGACTACATAAAGTCGGTGATCGAAAACCTACAAGGCGCCCAGACCCCGCACGAACGCAAGAAGATCCACGACGTTGCGGTGCGCCAACTCACGCTGCGCAAGGACGTAAAAGGGGCAGCACGGATCTCGCTTGAGTGGAAAAAGCTCTCTGGGCCGAAACAGGAGACTGCAGCATGACTCAACTCTATGCACTCACCGGAAAGCTGGCCGAACTCCAGGCCATGGCCGATACGGACGATGAGGGCCTGAAAGAGGCCTTGCAGAACGCCATGGACGAAATCCAGGGCGAGTTCGAGATCAAGGCCGACAACATCGTTATGCTGCGGCGAAACATCGAAAGCGATATCGACGCCATAGACAAAGAGGTCGAGCGCCTTAACGAACTCAAGCGTGTGAAGAAAAACAGTGTCTCCCAGATCAGTGATTACCTGCGCCAGAACATGGAAGCCGCGGCGATCAAATCAATCAAGCGACCGCTGTTCACGATCACATTGGCCCTAGCGCCAGAAAAGGTGATCGTCGACAAGGAAGATGAGATCCCCTATGACTTCATCGAAACGAAGACTGAGTTCATCCCTGACAAAAAGTCGATTGCAGTGAAGCTCAAGGAAATCCGTGATCACAACGACGCGGTGCGCAAGCGCATCGAAGCCGGCGAAGACGCGGAGCATGAACTGCTACCTGATCCGACCTGGGCTCACTTGGAGCGTGGCGAAATCTCAATTCGGATCAAGTGAGGGCAGCATGAAGAGCAAGCGCAAGCCACACAACCTCAAGGCCAGGATCGAGCGATCCTGCCGGGCCCTGCTGGCCACCAACCACGTCGCGGTGGTGAACATCGACCCGAGCGGCCACCAGGGCATGATCAATTACAAGTCGCTGAAGAATATCGCGCCAGGGAAGATCGGCCAGGCTGTCTGCGGCATTCCACACCGGTGGACGATCTACCTCAGCGCTCTGTGTATCGATGCCCGCGGCGACCGCTACAGCAAGTCAGTCGAGGTGGCCCCGGAAGGCGTTTACCTCTCTGACCACCTGGAAGACGTGATCGAGCATTGCTACAAGGAGCTGCGCGACTCAGCCAACCCAAGCCAGATGATGGCCTCGGGTTGGATCGCCATTCCCGAGGCAATATCGCTCGACGAGGATCATGCAGCGCGGATCTTCGAGGCGGTTGGCGCCTGGCACCAAGTGAAAGTAGTGGCATGAGGTGACCATGACCATTTACCTACAACAAGCAGTCGTCGAGCAGGGCCGGACCTGGCGCCTGTTCCCCGTCGACTTCACCACCGTAGAGGGCACGTTCAGCGTGTACCTCTATGCCCTCAACCGCGAGCACGCCGCGGCCATCCTGCTGGAACTGAAAGAGACGGCTGTCCTGCGCGACGGCGACCTGGCGGGCGTGACCCGCAACGACTGACCCCATGGAGATCGCATGAATGAGCTGGCTCTTTTCGCAGGCGCTGGTGGCGGAATACTCGGCGGCCACCTCCTTGGGTGGCGTACCGTCTGCGCCGTTGAGCGTGATGCCTACGCCGCACAAGTTCTGGCGCAACGACAAAACGATAGAGCCCTCCCGCCTTTCCCAATTTGGTCTGACGTGTGCAGTTTTGACGGAAGACCATGGCGCGGCCTTGTTGACGTGGTTTCTGGCGGATTCCCGTGTCAGGACATATCAGTTGCCGGGAATGGCGATGGCATCGACGGCGCCCGCTCCGGCCTCTGGCGTGAAATGGCGCGAATCGTCGGCGAGGTACGACCTCGATTCGTCTACGTGGAAAACTCACCTCTGCTTGTGGGAAGAGGACTTGCACTGGTCCTCGGTGACCTTGCCGAAATGGGGTATGACGCGGAGTGGTGCATTGTTTCAGCATCCGACTGCCGAGCGCCCCATCAACGCGAACGTTGCTGGGCTGTGGCCCACGATAACGGTACATGGCAATCACAACCAACCAGGCAGCAGCAAGAGCGCCGGCTGGGGTCTGAGCAGCGCGGTAAAGCAGTGGCCAACGCCGTGCGCGAGCGCGAGCGCGAGCGCGAGCGCGAGCGCGAGCAAAGGATCGTCACCGGCGAGCCTAATACGCAAGTCCGGCAAGAGTCGCGTGAACGATCGAATAGACCATGCCGTGATGGCTTCCGACGGTGGCCAGTTGAACCCGGAATGGGTCGAGTGGCTGATGGGGTGGCCCATCGGGTGGACCGAATTAAAGCCCTTGGCAATGGACAAGTTCCGCGAGTGGCAGCAACAGCATTCACCATCCTTTCTGAATGAGTAACCAACATGAACCCGCTCACATTCCGCGCGCTTGAAGAAGCGTTCGCCGGCCGGGCCCCTGCGCCTGCGCCAAAGCTGATCCCGCCAGTCCTGGCCAACCCGCCGCTTCCGGAGATCGTGATCACCGGCCCCATCAACAAAGTCATGTTTCTGGAGGGCAAGCGCTACGCCCTGGAGGTGGCCCGCGCCGGCGGCAGCTCCATACGCAACCCGGCCGTGGCGGCGAAGATCGTCCGCGACCTCACGACCTACGCCGCCGCCCAGCCTTCCAGTGTGGCCGCCGGCATCAAGACCATTATCGATCTGTTGAGGGGGGAAGCATGAACAGGCCAGCGTACGGAACACCGGAATACGAAGAGTGGTGCCGCATCAACAGCAATTGCGCCAAGGTCACTGGCTGGGGCAAAGAGCAGATGGCCAAGATCGTATGCATGGACGACCGCAACGCGCGGGTTAGCGCCTTCAACAACATGGCCAACTACCTGTCGAACCTGCACAACATGGTTCGCGAGGTGGCCGCCGGCAGCTATGTCCACTTCTGCACGAATTGCGGCAAGCCTGAGTGCGCCCACTACGTTGAGCCCAAAGCGTCCCAGCTCAAGGCAAACGGCCTTTGCCACAATTGCGATTTCTGGCACGAGAAGCGCACCACCTACAACGCCCAGGCACGCGCCGGCCGCATGCTGGTGATGAAAGGATGGGTCTACGGCGACAGCGGCGACCAGCCAGGCGGTAACAGTTCGTGGCTGGGCTTCGGTGGCTCTCGCTGGTATCTGTACCAGATCACCACCGGAAAGCTTTGGACCACAAACAACCTGTTCAGCGCCGGCGATATCCCCGCCGACTTCCTGCCGGGTATGCCCGACAACGCGGTGGCGCTAACCAAAGAGCAGTTCGAACTGGCACAGGCGGGCCGCTGATGACCGCCCTCCGCCGCAAGACCACGATCCGCGGGCGGCCGATGAAGCCGCTCGATCTCAACGTCATGTGCGACATCTGCGAATCACTCGCGCGCCCATGGCAACCACGACAAATGCAGCAAGAAGCGCCAGGCGGCCATGGCCGAGCTGCGCGCGCGGGAGAACAGTGATGAGTAATCCAGCAGTGATTTACCTCGGCCCGGAGTGCGAAGCCGAAACCGGCGATGGCAGGACCTGGGCGGAGGACTGGCCATGGCCGGAGTGCGAATGCGGCCACCAGCCGGTGCAGTACGTGCTGGGTGAGACATTCAATCGCGTCACCGCCGAGCGCGAGGCCCTACAGCAGCGCCTGAACGTGACAGATGAACTGAACGACTCCTTGCGCGCCCAACTGGCCGAACGTGATGCGCTGCCTTTGGGCTGGGAAGATCAGCTGTTCGCCGAGATGCAGCGGCGATTCGAACTCAGCAAGCGCGACGACAATCATATGGTCAACGACGACACGCAGATTGGCGTGGAGTTCGCCATTGATTGGATTCGGGCCGCCATCAACCCCACCCCGAAGCCCACCTGCTGCGGCAGCAGCCCGGCAGGCTGCATTGGAGCGAAGCCATGAAGCGCCTAAGGTGCCTATTCAGCGGGCACGATTATAAGCTCTCATTGCTGGTTAAGACGGATGAAATAATGGGTGACTTCAGGGTGGTTATCGAGAAGTACCACTGCTCGATATGCGGCAGCTACGGCGAACGTGTTGCATCGATTATCGACCGCGAACAGTTTCCTGGCGGAGTACAACAATGGTTGAGGGCAAAGCCATGAGCAATAACGAAATGGTCAGCGTGCCGCGTGAGGTTTTGGTGCACATGACCAACAACCAACACAAAAAAGTTGCTGCCTACATGCCTGATATCGCCGATGCGCTCAGGGCCGTGCCGCCTGCTGGCGGGGAACCTCTGATTCACATAACCCCGGCTGTCTTGTCCATGCTCCGTGGAGAAGTGAAGACTACCCCTGGCGGCATCACTTTCAGTCTTTCCGAACCCATAGGGGGCTGGACCGTTCCGCTGTATGAACAGCACGTAGTCACCCGGTTGCAGGCCGAGGTGGAGAGCCAGAAGAAACAGGCCACATACAATCAAGAAACCGCCATGCGCTGGCTCGCTGAGCGTGACGCCCTGAAAGCCGAGGTGGCGCGGTTGAAGGACAAGTATCAGCGCGACGTGTTCGGCCTGAACAACGAGGGCGACCCAATCGGCGGCGAGCCAGCAGGAGGCTATGCGAACGAGGTAACGCGCTTGCAAGCCGGCGTGGAGCTGTGGAAAGGCAGAACCACGAACCTATGCATTGAGCGCAACGCCCTGCAAGCAGAGCTGGACGCGCTGAAAGCAGTCCAGGGCGAGCCGGTGGCGCGCAAGTCGGACAAGTGGTCGAAAGATTGGAAGGAGCAGGGCTTCAACTACTGCATTGAAACCGCGATCAAGGCCCTTAATTATTTGGCCGATCACCCTCGGCCAACCGGCGGCGAGTCTCGATACAACGCAGAACATTTGATCATGACTGCGCAAGAGTTGATGCTGACACGGCAAGAGTTGTTGATTGGTCGAGAGCAGCCCGCGCCGGTAGCGGTGGTGCTGCCTGAGCGCAAGAAGCTGACGGGCAACCACCTCACCGATTACGGCGTTAAGCAGTGGAACGCCTGCCTCGACGAAGTAGCCCGCCTCAACAGCCTGTAACCCTCCCTCAACTCTCTCAACTCGGCCGCAAGGCTGAAAGGACAAGTCATGTCTGAAGAAAAAGTTGTGATGTATGAATCCCCCGAGGCGGCCAGCATCCAGACCGTTACCGGCTGGCTCGATCCGTCTGGCCGGTTCTGGGGCAACGATGAGCATATGGCCCGTTACTGCGGTTCGACGCATCGCCAGTGTGAGAAGAATCCAGCGCACCCCATTCGCAAGACGAACGGCTGGTGCGAAGCATGTCACGCCGAAAGCCGCGCGGCGAAGTTCTCCGCAATGCCGACCCGCATTTGGGCCGGCGAGCCGATCACAGACTATAACGGCGACGACTACTTCTTCGATGAAGAAAGCCTGCGCGATCACATCATCGACAACGAGATCGACCTGGCCGACCTGAAGCTCGTCTTCTGCACCCCGAATCATCCGAGTGAAATCGACCCAAGCGATTACTTCTCCGACGACCTGCCAGAAGATGGCGAGATCCACGATGGCCAGCTCCTGGCTGCATTCGAACTGGTCAACGAGATGATTCGCAATCATGGCCCCATGTCCTGGTCGCCAAGCAACGAAGCCGTTGAGCTGCCGCAGACTTTCATCGACATGATCAACGCAGAGCGAGAGGAAGTAGAGGTGACGCCATGATCTTGCTCTCCCTCCCCGCCCTGCTGTTCCTGGGCCAGCACATCTACCGAGGGCCGAAGCGATGAGCGCGAAGCCTACCGCCATTTATTTCGAAGTCTGGTATGACGATAAGTCAGGAGTTGAGTTCGGCGTTTCGTGCGACAAACAGCGCGAGAGCGAAGAAATACGGTTCCACCATATTGACCACGCGAGCTTTCCGATCGAGCGGCTCGACTGGCTTATCCAGTGCCTGGAGAAGATCCGAGCTGAGATTGTCACGGAATAGGAGTTCGCCACAGCCCGTGTTGCAGTCGACGGATAGCCAGGACAACGGGCCGGGCGAACGCTGAAACCATAGACCGGCGCAACGCCGGCGTCTGCAAGACCTTTCCGCAAATCACACTCAACTTTCAGAAGCCCGCCAGGCGGGCGAGGTTTCCGTATGCCCCAAGAACGCAAAGGCCAATCACTTCTTGATCGCCTTACCGCCCGCGTCGAGAAACGCCGCGGCGGCGATCACAGCGTGCTCGATACAGATGCAGCCCTGCACCAGCAGGCGGCCGAGGAAATCAGCAGGTTGACCACCGAGAACGCCCGACTCAGAAAGCACATCCAGGGCTACCGCCAGGTCAGGGATGCCCCGTTCTTACAGAACTACGCGCCATATCGCGACATGGACAAGCCAACTCAATAACCACCTTCTGCCGCCATGGGCGGCATGGAGCACATGTATGGCATCTGCAGAGCTGCATGGCCAGAAGATCAACCCGTTCGAGCAGGGCTACGCGGCCTTCCTTAAAGGGGTAGGCCTCAAGCAAAACCCGTTCGAAACGGAAAACGACACGTCTCCCCACTCCAAGCAGCGGTGGATTGACGGCTGGAACAAGGCTCATCGCGAGGAAGGGAGGAAGTTATGAGTGCTGGGCTAGCGCTTCTACCGCGCTTCATCCGGGCGAAGCAAGCACCAGCATATCTCGGCATGTGCCGGGCAGTGTTTGACGCTGAAGTCCGCCCTTATGTTCACGAATTTCCCATTGGCGAGCGCGGCGTCGGCTTCGACCGCCAGGAGCTGGACGACTGGGCAACAGCCTATGTCGAAGCCAAGGCAATTGAAAAAAAGCGCGCTACGGAGCAACAATTGCCCCGCAGCGAGCGCCTGAAAGGAGATAAATCATGGCGCGAAAATCGATTACAGGCCTCTCCCAAAGGAAAGGTATCTGGCATATCGACAAGAAAATCAACGGAGAACGACTTTACGAAAGCACTGGAACTGGTGACCGGGAAGAAGCGGAGCGCTACCTGATCTACCGGCTGGAGCAGATCCGGCAACAGAAGGTGTACGGCGTAAAGAAGGTAAGAATCTGGCGGGAGGCGGCGACTCGCTTCCTGTTGGAGTTCAAGGACCAGCCATCAATCAAGCTTTCGGCACACCACCTTTCGCAACTAGACCAATTCATAGGCGACATGCCGCTGACCCACATTGATGATCAGGCCCTGGCGCCATTCATAAAGGATCGGCTGTCGACAAAGAAGCTCGAGAACGGGAAAGTGAAAAAAGGGGTAAGCAACCGAACTGTGAATATCTCGATCGAGCGCGTGGTTAGGGTTTTATCGTTATGTGCCAGGAAGTGGCGAGACGATGAGCGGAGGCCGTGGCTGGATAGCGTGCCGATGCTCACGAAGCTGGAAGAGAAGAAGTCGAGCCGAAAACCGTACCCAATGTCTTGGCCGGAGCAATCGATTCTTTTCGGGGAGTTGCCGGCTCACCTACAAACGATGGCGTTGTTCAAGGTGAACACCGGCACGCGGGAGCAGGAGGTCTGCAAATTGAGGTGGGATTGGGAAATTCATGTTCCGGAGCTGGGGACTAGTGTTTTCCTGATACCAGCTGATTTCGGCGGCCGGCATGAACGGTCCGGGGTGAAAAATGGTGATGAGCGCCTGGTTGTGCTCAATAGCGTGGCGAAATCGATCATTGAGCAGCAGCGAGGCCTGAGCAAGGAATGGGTTTTCCCTTACAACGGTACCGCGATGCACCGCATGAACGACTCAGCCTGGAAGAAAGCGCGGGTGAGAGCGGCGAAACTCTGGCAGGAGGAAAACCTTCGCCCCGCTCACCCAGGGTATGCATCCATCAGGATCCATGACCTTAAACATACGTTTGGCCGCCGGCTGCGCGCAGCAGGTGTAACCGAAGAAGACCGCAAGGCGCTTCTTGGCCACAAGAACGGCAGCATCACCAGTCATTACTCGGGCGCCGAGCTCGGGCATTTGATCGAAGCTGCGAATATGGTATCAGCTACCGATTCACGTGGACCGGTACTGACAATTTTGAAGAGGAAGCAGGCGTGA